TTTCCTCCTAACCTACACAGCTGCTATTATACCATACTAAACAGAGGAAGTCAACATATAAAAAAAGGGCCCTCTAGGGCCCTTTTTGCGCGAAAAGGTCCCTCTAGGGCCCTTTTTTACGTGCTAATCGTTTAGCGTTCTTTGATCTAGCAATTGAAGGATCTCATAGTCTGTTAGCTTAGGATATTCATGCCTAATCAACGGAACGATCTTTGCGTTTGCTTCTCTCTGTCGATACTCCAACAGAGACTTGTGGAATGCTTTAGCATAATCCACAACACTATTGATTACTAACTCAACTGCTTTCGTTGAGAAGCTGTGCGCTACTTGTACTACTTGTGTCATTTTCGACCTCGTTAAATTTTCCGATTGGTATTTTACGAGGACGCATTTCTTCGGGAATGATGTACTTCAATTGAATTGCAAGTATGCCATCTCGAATATCTGCTCCATGTGCATTTACATGCTCAGACAGCCTAAAGGTGCGTTTGAATTTCTTCGTGCTAATGCCACGATGAATAAACTCTCTACCTCTAGTAATATGTTCTCCCGTCACCGTTAGAGTTCTATCCTTAATTTCAACAGAAATTTCTTCCTTTGAAAAACCAGCAACAGCTAATTCAATCAGATAGTCTGAATCACCAGCTTTAATGATGTTGTGAGGTGGATAGTTGTCTTTTGAATGTCGAGCTGTATATTCCAGCTCTTGAAACAAATGATCGAATCCTACGAACGAGGAACGAGGAAAAAGGGTTTGTAAGCCTGTCATTGTTATCTCCTTTGATAAGCAAGATTAAGTTGCGCGACCGGTAAATCCGCGTCGCGACGTTATTTATAACACAAATTAAACTTTTTAGCTGTTACCTATGTTATATTTTGGACAAAGTTCCCATTGGGACTTGTCTTTGTGGGGTATGATCTTTATCTGACGTAGTGGTGCGCATTCAAGCACAGCACCAGAATCAACCATATCAACCAACCCCCAGTCACTCAATAGAGTGGCTATTGTGTTTCTACGTTGTAAATCGTTGGCGTCGATATTAGCCTTCTTTCCATCGAGCATGAACAGCTCTTTAAAATGAACGATAAAATACCGACCCTGCTTATGCAGGATGTGGCACGATTGAAATAATTTATTCTCCTTGCGGGACGCAACTCCAATGCGAGTTAGCGTTTCACGAACCTTTAAAAAATCGTCTGGCTCGTTGAGTGTGACTTCCAACATGTCGTGGGGATGCCAATGAATGATGTTATTTTCTTCCACCTTTGCTCACCTTTTGTTTCAATATTGTTATTTGTTCAGGTGACAGAAGAGACAGTACTTGTCTAGCTTTATCGTTGCTGTATCCATAGTACTGTTTGACCACTTCAATATCACGTATATCATCTGATTTAATCCATTTCGAAAACCTTTTACGCTTTCGAAGAATATTTATAAGAAAGTGATATTGGAGTTTATTGTCAATGTGGTGGTACCGATTCATGATGTTAGCAAATGCTACAGTGTCGAGAAAATAGCTCAGTGATCTATTAACCATAAAGCTATTGTATGCTTTCTCTGTAACATCATCAATCATTATATCCTTCTTGTCATAATTAATGCTGTTGAGGAATTTAAATGGGTTCATTTTATATCCACCTGTGACATGATCTCTGTAAGACAGGCCACAGTATTCAATTCATGATCAGCAACAAAAGCATCTTTGTACTGATAATCAGCAAGAATCAAAACCAGTTGAGGAATAGATCGAGGTTCAACATATTCATTCATTGAATCGTATATGCCTCTAAAGATTGAAGAGGTATCAACATCAATGTTATTAACGACCCATGATCTCATCTTCTTGAAGTTCTTATCCTTCAAAAGAGTCATCAGTTCTGCATATTGATTTAAAGAGGCTCCACCCTTAGTCACAGAATCGATGTGACCAGTTGCAGATCGTCGTTGTAGTTCATTCAGAACCCTACGCCAATCAGGTGCATGTTTAGTCACAAGCTCAGCAACAGGCTCAGGACTAAACTCCTTACATTCTGCTTTCAATACACCCACAGCTTTATCAAAGAATTGCTTAGCAAGACCTGCCATCTCTTTACGTGATGTGTTGAATTCATATACACCACAACGAGAGTGGAGAGGTTCGATGATGCGATTTTTAAAGTTACAAGTTAGAATGAATCTGCAGTTGTTAGCATACTCCTCTATAAATCCACGAAGAGCTGGCTGTGTAGATTGAGGGTTTAGATAGTCAGCCTCATCGAGAATAACTACCTTATAACCACCTTGTAACGATACACTAGATGCAAACTGCTTAATCTTGCCACGTAATGTATCAATATTACCCTCTTCGGATCCATTGATAATTATGTAATCAAGACCAAGCTGGTTGCATAGAGCTTTAGCAACAGTTGTCTTACCGAGCCCTGCAGTTCCAGTAAACAACATATTAGGAAGTTCGTGTGCAGGGTCGTCGATAATAGCTTGAAACGTTTGTTTCAGTTGAGTTGGAAGAATCGTTTCTTCAATTGTTTGGGGCCGATACTTCTCGACCCATAGAAAGTCATTAGACATAGCATCCTCATAATATAATTTAAATTTTCAAAAACGAATGTTATTCTTCCGCAGCTTCCCCTTGTTGATAGTCTTCTGACAATTGAATTACCTGTAGACACTGGTCTCGTAATTGACCAATTGTAGAAAGTTCTTCACCCTTAAAAGCACCACGTTGAGTTAGCGCATCAATAACAGCTACAGCACTACGGCTTACGCGATTGCCAATGTCATAGATCTCAGAGTGATCAGTTTTCTTCTTCGTCATTATATAACTCCTGGTTATAGTTCAAATGTTGAGGACTTTTCTAGTGCTACCCAATAAATCAGGTCCTGCTCTTCCGATTTGTTGGTGAATTTCGAAATCAATTTAGTTGAAATCTCAACCTCATAATCACCTGGGATTATTTTGAGGTTGTTGATGTTGATGACAAAGTTACAATCCTTTAGCGTTGTTTCACCATCAACATCAATAGAGTATGTGTTTGATGTAGAGTTATCACTCTCGATAATAGACAAACGAATGACATTATCAATACTTGTGATAGACATCTCAGAATGACCCAGCGCACCTGCTGCACGTTTTAAGTTATTTAGTGTTCCCTGATCTAAGGTAAATCTCACATCAGTCCCAGGCATTGTAATAGCTTTTGATGGACTTGTCAACATCTCAGGGTCAGAAAAGTAATATTTAATCTGAGCTCGGCCCGTGCTATCCCCAATCAGAACATAATTATCTTCAAAACGAACTCGAGGACTATCAACTAGTCCAGTCACGTTCAAGAACTCTTGCAGATCGTATATACCGAACTGCTGAGGGAATGTCTCTGGGACAGTTGCAGATCCAAGCACATTCTTTGCTTCCGCCACAGTCATAATCGTGTTACCTGGTTTGATAACAACGTTGCTATTAATGGACGCAAAGTTCTTCAACACTTGCATAGTAAAATTGGAAAGTTCCATTATCAGTTACCTTTTATCTTGGAGAAGTTCTTCTCCTTATATACTTCAATCTTATTAGCGAACTTGCCATCTAGCATTTCGCCCTTGTGTGATATCACAAATACGTTAGTATCATTACCTAGAGTATATATGATTTTCATCAAATTGTCAACGCCATCATGGTCTAAAGAGCTATCAAATGTCTCATCTAGAATCAATAGGTTTGTTGCTACAGAGTTCTTCATCTTAGCAATCTGACGCCATGTGAACAGCAGTGCCAAGTCGATCCGTTGCTTCTCACCCTCCGAGAAAGATGCATATGAGAAACTATCACGGAATCGTGACCTGATTGTCTCCTGGAAAGCTTCATCCAGGTTAAACGATACAAAGAAATCAAGAGTCTGCAGAAACTGATTAACCAGATTGTTTATAACTGGTAGGTACTGCTTCACAATCTTGGTTTTGATCCCCGTATCCTTCAACATGGTACTCATAACCGTATTGTAGTTTACCTGCTCACTTATCTCCAGCCTTGACTCAATCAAATCATTTTTCGATGATGTAAGATCGTCGAGGTCTTGATCAGCTTGTTCCAGATCTGCAGCCTTACCTATGTTTTCAATCTCCTCCAGTGTTCTATCGATGCTGTTCTGATACTGACCTATTAATACATTATTGGAATGTAAATTGCTCTGCACCTCCTGACATGACTTCAATATTTCATTAACTTCTTCCAGCTCGGTTGATCGTCTGTCTAAAGCCTTTTCCGCATTATCATACGACTCCTGGATAGTCTTAGCCTTCTCCTTACCATCGCGTATATGATGGTCTTTTGTATCCTCTGCTATGGCCTGGTCACAAGAAGGACATGTATCGTTCTGCTCAAAGAACCTAACATCACGAACTATCTTTTTGATCTCTGTGTCAAACTTGGTTTTGAACTTGTTGAGATCCTTTATCTTTTTATCAACATCTTCTTTTTGTGTTGTAGCAATCTCTCTATTATCATCAAGGTATGTGGATAGCTTGATATTAGCTGTTGTCAACTCACCCATCTCATCTCTATAATCAGAGATGGTTTGGTGCTTCGCTTCTAGCTGTTCTTTGTTAAGAGCCTTGATGCTTCTGATATACTTCTTCTGTGAATCCATCTTTGTTTGAACTAGATGAATTTCATGATCAACATCTTTGGATCTCTCTTTTAGAGCAGATATCTTCTCCTTCAACAAACCATTCATTTTAGAGAATACGTTAATGTCCAGAAGATCCTCGATAACATCCCTACGGTTTTGTGCAGTTAGTTGCATAAAGGGGATGAAGGAGGAAGACCCCAATACTACTATCTGGTGAAAACTCTTGTGGTTTAGCTTCAAGATGTTTTGCTCGAGGATCTTCTGATACTCTTTGGCATGAGATGATTGATTCATTAATGTACCATCTCTCCAGATTTCAAAGGTGTTTGGTTTAATACCACGAACTACTTTGAAATCAGAGTTATTAACATTAAATGATATCTCTACCACTGTTCCTTTACCATTAATACTGTTGACAAGCTGAGCCTTGCTTATACTCCTGTGTGCTTTACCAAATAACGCAAAGCTAAGGGCATCTAACAAAGTCGACTTACCAGCACCATTATGACCCACAACTAGTGTAGTGTCATACTTAGTAAGGTCAACCTCAGACCAGTTATTACCGGTACTGAGGAAATTTTTCCATCGCAATACTTTAAATATTATCATGCTATCTCTAAGGCTTGAGCTTCAATCATTAAGGAATTCATCTCCGACTTGATTCGATCTTTGTTCAGGTCGGTGTCTACAGCATCAATATAACTATTCAATAGTGTAGGGGTATCATCCACCATTACACCCTGATCGTCAACAGCTTCACCTAAAAATTCACTAAAATTTTCAGCTATTTTTAATTCTATAATAGAACGATTCTGAATGCGGTCAATAAACCGATCAAATGTGTAAGTGTCACTCTTGTTAATAACAACTACCTTAACAAACTTACCATCAACATCATCCAGTGGATAGTGAAGATAATCCTGCTCACTATCATCATATGTGATGCGGTGATAAAGAGTGTTGGGATTATGAACAGCTGTCAGACCTCTCGTCTCTGTGTCAAGCACATGGAAGTACTTCTTGTCATGAGCATCATTCCAGAAGAACTCCATCTGAGATCCAAGATAGTGAATGTTATCCTGTTGCGACTTTGTATGGAAGTGTCCTGACATAACCATCTCAAACCGCTTGAATATATTGCGATCGAGACCGTGAGGACACGTGGCTCCTCTGAACATATCATACCCTTGAATCTCGAAGTGGCCACCAATAATGTCACACTTCGCTTTTGCAAGAAACTTCATTGATTGTTCTTCATTCTCAGGGTCGATCCACGGAACCAATCCTACACGAAGACCATCATAGTCCATTACTGTTGCATCATGAATAATGTTGACTTCATTCATATAGTGACCCAACAACTCTTTTAGTGAGTTCAACTCACCCGTATTCTTATAATATGTGTCATGATTACCACGAATAATATCCATAGTAATGCCGTACTCTCTCAAGGGCTTGAGGAAGTGGTTACGATTGCAATTAAGCGCTCGGAAGTTTATGAAGCGACGATTGTCATAATAATCACCCAGATGAATGATGTGTTTAATATCATTCTCGAGAAGGTATGGGAAGAACACTTCCTTATAGAACTTCTCTTGGGTTTGGATAAAGACATCCGCACTATTTCTGACACCACAATGAGTGTCATTAAGGATGGCTATTTTCATTTTAGGCTCTTGACTTTTCTAGGCGTATATCGATTGGTCCGTTTACAATGTCAGCAGCAATTGCCTTAGCATCATCTACCATTTCTAAAACCTCTTGAACCGTTTCTCTTGGTAAATCCCCAAATGTTGCCTGAAACGTGCACTTTTCTAGGCGTATATCGACTGGTCCGTTTACAATGTCAGCAGCAATTGCCTTAGCATCATCTACCATATATTCAATCTGAGGATTGGACTTCTGAAGTTGATATCTCAAGCGATGAATTTCAGTGGTCTTCTCAAGCAAAACCTTTGCCTTTTTATGCAGCTCGTCTATACTA